GTGTGCTTACTCGTTGTTCCTTCAATAAAGGCGCCAACGGCTTGGTGATCTGAATTGCTCGCGGATGGAATCTGCATTCCGTACCAAGTTTGGCCATAATTCTGATCGAAAATAGTTGCTGCTTGTAAGGCAGTTTCTGCTACGATACCTTGCGAAATATAAGCACCTGAATTTGATGCAGCTAAACCTAACGATACTGATATATCGCCAGTGGCAACGCCGCCAGAAAGCACTACGCCTGATAGCGTTACATTGACGCTTGATTTTGCCAGAGTGTAAGAATTTCCTGCAATCCCTGTTAATTTGGATTCAAAATACAAATAATTACCAGACACATAATAATCCATCAAAACCGTATTTACATCCAGACTTGCTTTCAACGTTGCCAGCACATTTACTAAAGTAGCCGCAGTTGAGGCACCAATTAGTATTTGGTTGCCAGTTGTCAGCGCTGAAACGAATGTCCACACTGTTCCATTCAAAGTTATCGTATCGGCAGGCGCCGGTATTAAATTGAATTGCGCAAACCCTGTAGCAGTTGGTGCCATGAAAAATTGGAGTGTAGAAAGCACTCCAGTCGTTCCGGACATAACCTCAAAGCGGCTGAATGTAGCATTCCATACAACAGTTAAAGAGGCAAATCCAGTCATTCCAAATGCCGATGCTTTTGCAATTAAGGCAGTTTGTATGATCGACGCTATGCCATTCATATTTGTAGCTGCTGAAAAGTTCAACCCAGTCAGGGATAGAGGCACGCTATCTATTACCGTTTCACAAGCTCCTGATGTGATAGCATTCCAAGTTGTGATAAGCTGCTGCGCTGTCGTAAGCGATGCACCGTGTAAAAGAGCAGATGTTGCAGTTTTTGCCCATCTCCCGATGAGAAGATTTGTTGGTTGAGGCTGCTGCTCAAACCACAATACTGCTGCCAGATATTCTTCAGCAACTGTTCCAAAATCAGTTGCTACTGCTGAAATTGAAGCATATGATCTGTACCGTTCAATGGTGTCAATTATGTTGGAAATCCCAAGAATCATCAGAGTTGAGATATTTTGAGTTTGAGCAGCATTAGGCGCAAGATTGACACTGACTGCGACTAAACGGCTAATGGGTAATGTGCTAAGCGTCATGATTTTATCCTGATGTTATTGGTGTTTGCGAGTGTTCATTATTTATATTCGCTATTCCGTGCAATATATTAAGCACTGAGTAATCAAGTGTGATTTGTCGTCTAAAGTAAATCGGCAAATCGACTCTAAACATCCATTGCTCTTTTAGTAATTCTGGGATTGTTGTTGAATCCTCATGGCCAATTAAAGCCATGTTATTCAAATTCAAAGATTCTTGATTTTGTGCAATATACATCCCTCTGCTAAGAAGCATTTCATTCATCTCAGCATTTGGTCCGTAAAATGTAACAAGCATTGTAAATTCTTGGTGACTTCTTAATTCGTCGTACCCATTTGGAAAGTCGGTTGATGCAGGTACATGCTCAATATAAGGTTGTCCAAGGGTATGTTTATTGGTCACACCAAAGGCGCACCAGTCTACGCTCGCATTTGGAATATTTGGCTGCTCAGGCTGCCACCTTGGGCGCACTAAAGCGTTGGTGAATCCTGTTATTCCGACAATCCAATCATGCAAAAAATCTTGTAATGGTAAGTCTGCTAAAGGCAGCGGATTCCCTGTTGGTAATAATGCGCCGCCTGTTGCGGAAGTATTTGGCACTACCAAATCCTCAATGTATAGCCATCGCCAATCGTGCCGGCTAAACTCAAGGCACCTGTGCTAACCGGATAATTTGCTGGTGCCGATATGCTAGCCCCAGGTGCCAAAATTATTGATCCTGCCCCTAGTGTAGCAGCCCCTAAGTCATTCAGACCCATATTGTGTGTTCCAAGATTCATCAAAAAGAACCCAGACCGAGTTGAAGATGCTGCCGCGATTGTCTGGGCTACTGAGGTTGCCGCTATTGTTCCTGAAGCATCGATAATTGCTTCTTGCCCTCTTGTAAGAATATTCTGGGCTAAACTGTTGGCGTCTAATATTGCTAGTCTCATTTTTGTTCCTGCTTCGAAGATTTAGAGGATTAATGCAAGGCTTCGATTTTTCTGGATAACGAATCTATCTCCTTATTAAGCTCTTTTATTTGCGAGTATTTCTTCTCCCGCTGCTTAAATAGGTTACGGTAATCTCCTTTCGAAGACTCAATTTGGCTAGTTAAATCCACTATTTCTTTTCGAAGATCTTTAATCTCCGTATATTTTTTTTCGCGGAGTTTAAACAAAGTGGCATAGCTTTCTCCTTGGTCATAAGTCTTCCCTGTTAGATGTATATGTATATGCATTGCCATTATAATAATCCTGCTAAGTTGCTATTGCGAGCATTATTTAAAGCCATTTGTCCATTTAAGAATAATGGTGGAAGTTTATCCTGCCTATCTGTTTGCGTACAAACTGCTTGTATAAATCCAGGTCCGAATTGAGGATACTGATTGATGTAAATAACGGTGTAATTAGCACCGCGCCAAAATACTATATCAGGCAAATATCCTTCAGTTTCACCAATCAAATCAAAATCAGTCACTAGGCTGATTGTATTGGTGGCAAATTCATACTCAGGATTATCCCGCCTCAAATCGTTTGGGTCACCAGCATTAATAACGCCAACCGTGCCTAAATAATCAGTTTCATTTATTGTTGATCTTCCGTGAATATCGATTACTTGTTGGCGTCTGCGAACAGTGAAAGTCTCCGATAAGTCTGGGTCTTTAAGTACAAAATTGACGTCTAACAATGCCATTGTTATTTACTCTTGATCATACCGCCAAAGCGTTTTAGGTCCCCTCCAATAGATGCCACTCTTCCGCCTATTGTGGCAATTAAGGCGCCCTCTCCTTCAACGTAAGCGACTAGTCCTTCTAGATCAGAGGGGTTAGATTTAAGCTCCCGTATATATTTTTTTAGAGTATCGGATTCTTTACTATCCATTGTTTTTTTACTACCAGCGTGTATGTGTATATTAGTCGCCACTTTTATTTATCCTTGATTACATAATTAATTGAGTTGCGTAGTTGTCCAGTTTGTATAAGAGGCTTAGCATTAACTGTGGCACTAGCCGCTTTACCAGCTGCCCGTCTTTTCAATTCTGCCAACGCGCCTTTTACCGCCTTTTTGTTTCTAATTCTTGCCTTTAAAGTAGATTCTGCCAACGGTGGTGAAATCCCTTCGTTTATTCGATTCCTTATTGAACGTTGGGCGATAAGGCCAACCCTATGTAATGCTATGTCCACAGTTTCTGTTGCGCCGTCTAGGCATTGTTTCGCCCCGATTTCCATAGCCTTCTCAATATCCCGTTGTGCCCTTTCAATTCCTGGCTTCATAAAAGGTCTGGCCGGAATATTCCGTGCCGGACTTCCATTATCGTGGATGTAAGCTAGCATAGCATTGTTCGGCTCTTTTGAATCCTTTCTATTTGCTTTACCGCTAGGAACTCCAACGAATACTTCCTTACTAGTTAATTCTTTAAAATTCCTTTTAAAGGATGGAAGATTATCAATCAGCAACTTTATATTCTTATTCATTCAGAAATTATAACGGTTAATCAATTAATAAAGCAACTTAAAGGTTATTAAACAAAAATACAGCCTTTGTTGGATGCCAGCCCTGATCTGTTAAGATTTATAAATTGCTTTATTAATTCACGGAGCCGGTATTCCAGAAGCTGCCCGAACTGCTGTCCCAATTATTTTTCCTAGCCCTTCTGAAGACGCAGTTATCGCCTGAACATTAACATCACCTTTAGTCGAACCTATGGTTATAGATCTTCCATTTGTTGAAGATACATCAGCAAAATCAGACATCGCTTCGCTCCTTCCAAACTCACAGATATAGCCAGTTGTTTCCCGAATCACTTTGCCACTTGTCGCATCTATGAATTTATCGGTTGTTCTTGCTACGGCGCAAGAAGATAGAGTAGTTGCCATTGCGATAGCTAGCGGAAGTTTATTTAACATGCAAATGATATGAGCGGTCATTACGTTGTTCCCTAATTACATAAAAGTCGAGAATCCAGGAGCCGTATTTGGTCCTGGCCATGCTTGTCCAAATCCAGCACCTACAGGAGCCGCGCCTACTCCAAGTTGAATTGGCCCAGCACCAAACATCTTGGTCATCCAGATAAAACGCGTACCGTAAGTGGTAGTGTTCCAGTGTCCCTGCCCTTCTTCCGTTCCAGCGCCAGTATCGTAGCCTATAGATATACGGTCAACAGATTTATTGCTTTGCACACCTACATTCACACCAGGAATGCCACCACCAGCAGTTTCAAGAACATTGCGTGCTTCCATAGTTATGAAATGTGCGGTAAATAGTTCAACCCCAATATCAAGGTTGGTGCCAAATCTATCTGCGTTCACCATTCGATAAGCAAACGCAAGCCAAAATTGAACACCAGCATTTGGATACATGGTAGTGCTATTGAACTCTGGAAAATGAGACCGGAATGTTGCCACGTCTATCATAAGGTTCTGCCTATTTTCCAGCCTATTGGTAATTCCAATTCTTTAGTTCTTTTGTTTGTTTCTCCATCAGTTATCCATCTTTGGCCAATATGACCCAATCTATTTTTTTTGATAGATTCTTGGCTCATTATTCGCCCTCTATTGGCAGTTCCTATTTTATTTTTTGTTTCTTCAGAATGGCTATACCCAGTCAAAGCAATTCTAGCAGCTTCAAATGCTTTCTTAGATGGAATTTTCCCTTTTAAAGAAATTGAGTTTGATGCTCCTATCTTCTTTTTTGTTTCTTCAGAATGGTTTAAACCGCTGATTCCTTCTCCGCCATCAGTTTGATTAGTTAGATTTACATTCATTCTTTTTAAACATCTAATCAAACCTTTCTCTAATTCAAAAGCAATAGCTTCACTAGAACAATCAATCTTTCCAACTAAAATATTTTCAGCACCGTGTTTGTTGACTATATTTGAATGGTGTTTATTGCGCCTAAGATTCATAGCCCGTTTGACTGTGCCTTTGCCAACATAGAAAATGCCAGAAGCATCTGTGATATTTGGTCTTGCGTGAACATAGGCGCAATAATTATTCATAATAAGTCTGCTCT